ACGCCTTTGACGGCTTGAACACCACCCGCAGCCGAGCGGGAATATGAAGCTTTTCCCCGGTCTTCGGGTTGCGGCCGTCGCGGGCCTTGGAGTGGACCGCCGTGAGCTTGCCGAAGCGGGGGAGGGAAACCTCGCCGCCCTCGAAGAGCTCCGAAGCCATGACGCCGCACAGGGAGGAAAGAAGCCTCTCAAGCTGAGATACGGAATACGCAGTGTCATAATGAACGGATTCGCTTTCCTGCCACTTCTTGATGAGTTCGGTCTTGGTCATGATGCTCGTCCTTATAGGGTTGAAGGTTGGGTTTCGGGTTCGGGCTGTTCGGGAAGTTCGTAGTAGAAGACGTCCTCCTGCACGACGGTGCAACCGATGCCCGCGAGGGTTTCCGGCGCGAGGCCCTTGAGCTTTTCCTTGTCGACCTCCTCTTTTACTCGGATATACTTCCGCATCCCGGTGTCGCGGAGCGTGGCGAGCACGCGCTCGAACGTCCATTTCTTGAGCGTCTTGAGCTTCGACGAAGCCCGGAAGCCCACGATCCCGAACTGGAGCTGTACGGACTTCTTCTTGCCGAACAGTTCCGCCTTGCTTGCTTCGGCGAACCGCCCAATAGCAAGCTCAAGGGCGGCGATTTCAAGCCGGATCGGTTCCGTCTCGGCCGCTGCGCGGGTCTTGATCTCGTCGACCTGTTCGGCAACGCCGAGGCCGATGAGGTCGATCTGGCGCTTGCGGGCCGCAATCTGGGCAAGGGCGGCGTCGACGTCCTCCAGCGAATGGACGGGAAACGCGGCGGGGGAAAGGTTCGGCTTAACGCGCTTCGGCATGGAGTCCTCCCCTGATTTCAAAAACGACGTGGGCAGAGCGGTAAACGTCTTCTTCAAGCTCGCGTACGCGCAGCACTTCCCGACGCATTTCGTTGACGATGAACGGGGCAAGCTCCCGGATGTCGTCATTGCCGCGCTTCGTGAGCTTGTCGAGCACGTCGAGGCATTTTTCGAGATTCTCGGAGATCATGGCGTTCCTCCTTGGCGATTTCGCTGTACAGGCAGGCTCCCCGGCATGACCGGAAAAGCTGCACCTCTATGGGGTTGATGGATGAAAACGGCTTTTGTTGGTTATCCCGGCACTCCTTCCGGCTGATAAGCCCGAGCACGGGGCAGGGGATGATGGAAATCCCGAGAAGGTGCTCGACGCGGCTCCGGATGAAGTCGAGCTTTGCGCGGCCGCGCCGAATGGCGAGGCTCACTATGGCCGGGGAGACGGAAAGATCCGCCGCAGTCTTCCGCAGCCCCTTGCCGTCGCAGGCCGTGGCCAGCTTTTCGATCCAGTCCGGCAGCGGCGTTCCCCAGGCGGCCTCGGCTTTCTCGCGGTTCGTCATTCGTCGTCCCTCCCTGCAAGCGGCCCGTGGACGACGAGCTGATCGATATTCGGATCGTAAACATGCGTGACCAGCACTAGTTGGGGGGCCTTTGCTCCGGTGTGCCGGGCCGGGACGAACCGGAACTTTTCATCGCCGAGATCGCGAAGATAGCCCGCCCGCGCCAGCCAGCGGCAATAGTCCAGCGCTTCGGCACGCGAAACCGGCGACTCCGCGAGTGTGGTGGACATCGCAAGCTCGCTGGCGGTAAAGATCCCGAAAATCGGCATGGCGTTCCACAGCCGGGAACGGACGGAATCGGGCAGGAACGTCCCGTCTCTCCTGACGCGCGGCGCATGGACGCCGAGATCGCGCTTGAGCGTGTAGACGCTGTGCTTTCCGCCCGTTCCCCGGTGGATCACGTCAAGGACGCCAGCGGCGACAAGGCCGGTGAAATACCCCCGGACGGCGTCGGCCTTCGCGTCGCACCGATCCGCCACTTCACGGACGGTAACGGTTTTCATCTCCCGGATGGCCGCCCATATCCGTTCTCTGGCGGTAAGCGCCGCGTAAGGCGTGCTTGAAAACAGTTCGGCCATATCAACGCCTCCTGCTCGGAGCCTCGCCGGTATACAGCGGCCGCGCCCCCCAATCGGCGAGGCTGATGGTCTTGCGGCCCTCGACCTTTGCGGCCTCTTCAACGAGGGCGAGGTTGACGACGACGCGGCGGGCCGAACCGTTGGACACCGTGTAAATGCGCTGCAACAGGTCGTCGGCGATCTCAGTCCCGGTTGCGTAGAGCCTGCACAGTGCCTTGACGTCCTCAAAAGACACGGGCTGCGCCGGGCACCAGTCGAGCACGCGCCCGTGGAACCGTTCCCACTTTTCGAGCTTGCCGGGGAGCCACTCTTCCCCGATCAGCATGATCGGGGCTTGGGACGCTTCGTAGATGTCGCGGACGATCTCGATCTGTTTGTGCTCGACGAGGAAGTCGGCCTCGTCGATGACCAGCGGCTTACCGGACAGTGCAAGTTCCTCGGCGATCTGATCGAGCATTTCGGAGATGGTCTTGCCGGGCTTCAGGCCGAGGCCCTTGCAGATCGCCTCGTGCGCAGCCTTGCGCGTCCACGAGCTGCGGGCCTGCACATAACAGGCACGACATTGGATGACCGCGCAGGCGGCGGCCGTGCTCTTGCCAAACCCTGAAGGGCCGTAGAAGACCGTGATCCCGGGCAAATGCCGGGGGCGGTCGATCGCCCGCTTGAGCGTGCCGAGGCACAGGGCGACGTTGGTGAGCGGGGCAATGCCCGTATTGACGCTTGCTGTTGTCTGTTGCATAGTTATTTCCCTCATAGACATGGAGATGTGCCTCTCCATTTTTGGCCCGTTTTTGCTTAACGGGCCTTTTTATTGGTTGACGGCGTAAAGCTGGTTCATGGCCTCGAACCCGGCCCGCTCGGAGCTCGTTCTGTACATGGCCATCCAGTTTCGCTCGTCGCCGGTCAGGTCTTCGCCGGACTGCGCGCGGGATTCGAGCTCAAGGAACAACGCATTTCTCCCTTGCGCGGACTTCGGAACCATGAACGTCTGGTCGGCCACGATTTCGACGGCCTCAATCCGCGCCTGTTCCGCTTCCTCAAGCGTCAACGTCTGCATGGACTTCTCGCCCGACGCCGCGCGTTGGGCTTCGGCAAGCTCGAACGTCATGTAGTCCACGTCGTTCTGCGTTGGCATGGGATGCGCGGCCTCATATTCTTCGGCCTTCCTGATATGGTGTTCCATAATGTGGAGATACGCCTGATCGAGGTTGTGCTTCTTCGCGAAAGCCCGGAGCCTCCTCGTCTCTGCCTTGACGGACTGCGCGGCGTTGCGGGCATCGACGCTGATGGTGCGCTGTTCTTCCGGCGTGAGGTCGGCCACATTGTGCGCACGGCAAACGAACAGCCCCGCCTCGTCGTAAATGTAGGCATACCGCTTGTCCGTGCGACTGATGCGCACCTGCACCCGCTGGCCGATGCAGCGTCCGAGTTCCGGGGCAATGAATATGCCCCTGTCGGCCTTGACGCCTTTTTTGGAAACGGTGCGGTAGCCGTCCTGCCCCGCAAGCGGCATGAGGAGCATGTCAAGAGCCCGCTCGTCCCTGATGCGCCGCACGACGCCGGGATACTCCGCCGCCATCTGATAGGGCGTCTTGCCCTTGAGCCCCGTATGGGGCCGGTGGGCGTAGATCTTGTCAGTCCAGTTGTCGCAGAACTCCTGCAACTCCTCGGGGGTCATGGCCACCACAAGCTCCGGATCCTCCCCTTTCTTCATGAGGCGCTTCGCGAAGGATTCCCGGCTCTCGATCTCCCGGCGCTTCTCGACGTTGTAGCCCACATAGCAGGGGCACAACGTCAAAAGATCATGGTTGAACACCCCAAAGGCCCTCTCGATCCCGGGTTTCAGATCCGGGCGGAACGGCGGAAGAATGTCGGGGACCACGTTGAAATCCGCGAACACCTGCCCCATCTGGCGGGAGACGAACTCTTTCCCGTTGTCCGTCACGGGCGTTTCGAGGACACCCCAGTCGAGGAGGCAGCGCCGCGTCAGATTCGACACGACGTCGGCGTTCGAGCGCGGCCCGACTTCGAGCTTGAGGCGGCGCGAGTAGATGTCGATGACGCCGATGATGGCATACCTGTTGCCGTCGGAAAGCATGACGTCGGACG